TTTCCCCCTATGTATTTTGTTTCGAATTTCATTATTTCTAAATTAGTTTACCGTTCTTAAAATTATCTTCGTGTGCTAATTGTAACAATAGATAGTTTTAAATCTATCTATTTTATACATATTTGATATATTAAGATGAAATATGGCAATGCTAAACCTTATTCATACATAAAAGATTACTCCATCCTTTTTCATAGTTCCTTTATTATTTTTAAGTATCCCAACTTGCTGATTATTAGTTTATTATACTCACAGAAGGAAATCAGTTTCCCTCTGTGCGGCCAGTTTTTGCTTAAATAAACTGGAAAATTAACAACGTTGTGTTAACGTCAACAAAACGATGGTTAAAAAAAGGGGTGGACCTACTTACCCAAGTAAAGACTAATTATTATCAGTTTAAACCACCCCCTTCTTAATTCCAGGCATTCTTAATCATTTTTATTCTTCCTATCAGTTCCTGTGTTCTATGTGTTGGAACATCTAACACCACGTTTACCAATGGATTTTTTAAAGTGTTTTTCAGTTCTAAGTGTTCTGTTTCAAGCCTTACATATTTCTTCTCAAGGTATTCTATTTTATCTATCTCGTCAAAAGGAACATTATCTGTAAACATAAACTTCTTTTCAAGCCTCCCTAACTGGTTATTTTTATTCCTGTAAGTAGGGTACATCTTTACTAAGTGCATTGCTGTTGAATGGTTCATATGCTTTCCATTTTGAATAAACAGGTCTGCTATATATGTCCACCTCATTTGTAGCTTATCTCTAAGAATCCAACATACCAAAGCCCTGACCTCAACATATTCAGCTACTCTTGTGTTTTTGTATATATCTATGCCTGAAGCCTTCTTTATCTCAGTTGCTATTTGTATTGGTGTAGGGTTCTTCATTAATCAATTCTTAGTTTTAAAAGGTGGTAACATTCAGCGTATTTTTGTCTTGCCTTACCTTTATACTCTTGTTTGAATAACAGGTAAAGTTTCTTTGTATATTGGTATTTAGTATGGCAGTCTGTAAAGTATTTTTCTGCAAACCTTTTACCTTTACCCATAAAGTAATTAACGTTGTCAGCGGTATCACCCATTATCATTTGCTCATAGAAGTTGTACATAGCCTCGTCAACTGATATGTCATATACCTCCTTATGCTTATAGTGGTAATTGTACATTAAACAAGGGAATTGTTTATAGTCTTTGTCTATGCTTACAATCATTACCTCATCTCTTCCAATGTCTTTACTTATGTTGTGCCAGTACCTAGCAACCATATCATCTGTTTCAACTCCATAACCATAAATGCTATCATATTGGTCTTTAACAAACTGATGCATCTCATTTAATAACGGAGGTAATTCTGCATTGTTTCTGTTTGCTTTATATTTCTTTGTTATCAGCTTTCTAAAGTTACCCTTTGAACCACTAAATGTAAGAACCTTATCAATAGTGTACATCACCTCTAAATGGTTTACAATAGCCATAAACTGCTCATCAAACTTATTACGAGCATCTGCTATGTCTGAGTAATATGGTTCATCTTCAGGGCTTTCCCTTTTCTTATAGCAACTGGCGAAGATTAAACTGTCAGCATCTACGAGGAGTATCATAATTCTTTTAACTCATCTTTAATACGTTGCATTGTACCCTCTTGCATTTTCATTTGCTCTGAACAAACCAAACTAATGATAGAAGGAAGGTCTTGAAACAATTGGTCTATTGCTATTGTTAACCATTGGTCATTACCATATGCGATAGTTAGTTCACCATCTGCTGCGTGTAGGCTGTATGTTTCCCCTATGTAGGTATGTTTCCTTGTGTGTTCTAAACGTGCTTCTAAACGAATTATCTCTGCTTGAAGTTCTTCTACTGTTTTCATACTATTTTATTTTTATGTCTAGTTTTAAAAAGTTCTTTGGTTCATTGGTTAGCTTAACCTGATAAGTGATTATTACGTCTGTAATATTTGGGTCAGCCGCTGTGTGCTTTTCAATGTACTCTTTAAAATAGGCTAACACTTCGTCAGTTACTCTCATATTAAATGAGATAAAGTTCTTAGGGCTTCTAGGCGATATTTTTCTGAAATACCCATTTCTTTATGATACTCATCTATTGCATCAATAAACTCCCAGTATTGAAAGCCATATTCCTCTAGTTTTTCAGATGCTGATTTCCAGTTACCATTATAGGTTTCTTCGTAAATTTCAAGGGCTTGTTCTCTAGTTCTGTATTCCATTACCTTCTTTATTTAAACTATTAAATAATAACTCCATTTTACTGATAGTAGCTTGAAGCATTAGTTTTTCTTCATCACCTTTAAGGTATAAAGTTTCTAAGCCCATTAACTCACCAATAATTTCACCGTATGTGAATGCATCCTTATTTGTCATTTTGTTTTGTTTTTATCGGTAATATTTTGTAAATCTCGCAAGGCTTGGATAGCTTGGATGGCAAAAAAATCAGGCTTTTCATCATTATTGAAGTTGCTGATTAAGGTTTGAGTAATGGTTTGTAGTGTCATTAGTTCTGTTTTTTAATTATTACTTATTAATTTCCCAAACTATCGAATAACCTTTTTTTCTTAAAGCTATTACGGTTTTAATATTTACAGTTTCCATATTATCAGTAAAATATAGCTTTGTGGTTCTTTTATAAGCATATTGCTTAAAAGTTCTACCATTATTAATTTGGTTTAAAAGATAATTTTGTGAGTTTGTCATTTTGTTTTGTTTTTAATAATACTTAAAGATAAGTAAATATATGTTATAAACAAAAAAATTAATAATTTTTATTTAGAAAAGTTTATATTAATAACAACAGCATCATTTTCTTCCAGTAGGTAAACCTCTTTTAACAGCTTTTTTTTTGTCCACATAGTAGTATCAGGACAATATTTTTTAACAGGCTCAGATAGCTTTAAAGTATTGAGGTAATACAAGAAATTACCTTTAGGGTCAAAGACATAAAATATTTTTATAATATCCTTGTCTAAAGCCATTAAAGCATCATACTTGTCTTTCTCAAGCATTTTAGTGTCGTAGTGTTTGTTGCGGAATTTCATTTCAATTACACAATCAAATCCTTTTGGGGTTTTACCTTTAGCGTCAAAGCGAGAAAAGCCTTCACCTGACCATTCTAGTTTCCACCCTTCAGAGTTTAACAGTATAACAACTGCCTTTTCCCATTGGTGAACCTTTTTTATTCCCATTCTCTAGTATATGTCCAAAGCAGGTTTAAATCTTTAATCCATTTATTTATTGTGGTGGGGCTACAAGTACAAGGTTTATAATATGTGTGCTTGAAATATCTTGCGTGTAAGTAACAAACCAACTCAAATTCTTTGGGGCTGATAACGTCCTTGTTTTTTGCGTTTCTGAAGTTAGTCCAGTCTTCATAATCTGTTTCATTAAATTTTACCATCTTTTTATTTTTAAGTCGTTAAGGTTTTTACGTCTTTTATCGCAGTTACACTTTGTTCCCTTAGATGAGTGATAGGTTTCTGTCAGTAATTTAATACCTGTGTACTTTGTAATGTAAAAAATTAAATCTCCGAGTTTCATAATAGCTTTTTTAATTTGATTTTCACGTTTCTATAAGTGTTGTACAGAATAGAATAAGATATTTTTGACTGCCTTGAAAGTTCTGCAATGCTTTCCCCTCCATTTGCTATTTCAAAAACCTTTCTATTCCACCAGTGCATTTCAGATAGTTCTTTTTCAATTGTTTTATATGCCTCTTCATAGTTAACATCATTATGAGCGTAGTTGGTATCTCCAAACTCTTCTATGTATTCGTCTAGGTCTACCATTGTAATTCCTTTATGTTTACGCTTTAGGTCAAAAAATAAGGTCTTTAATGTTTTAAATATGTAATAATAATTAATATCATCTTCGTAGGTTAAGTCAAGCCCTTTTTCTACTTGTAATTGTATTTTAATATACATCTCTTGAGTAATGTCTTCAGCTACTCTTCTTGTGCATCCAAAGGTTGAAACAATATCTACCCAAGTGTCGTGTTTTTTAGCTACTAAAATCATTACTTCTTGACTCATTTCAAAGGGTCGTATATGTTATTAACTATTACAGGTAACCCGATACCGTTAACTTGAAAGCTAAATGTTTCAAAGGCATACCCTCTACTTCTTTTACAATTTACAGTAATCCAGTCTTTGTTTACTGTGTTTGCTTCTAGTTCTATTTGACATTCTGTTTTCTTTTCTAAAAAGCTACCTAAGTGTCCGGTCATTTTTGCTGTTCCATAATTGTGGTGTATAACACAAATAATATGACATTTAAATTTAGCTGACCATAGCATTAGCTTCTGAACTGCTGCGTTGGACTCCTCTATATTGTTTACATCACTTACAAGATCGGCTATTCCGTCTATAATAACGAGTGAGTGAGGATTTATTTTTGTTGATAGGTAGTGTTCAATAAACTGTAAACGTTCTTTATGTGTTATTGAGCGCAGCCCAAAGGTGTGATATGTAGCAGGGTCAATACTTGAATCCATATCATAAACCCTTTTAAAAACCTTTTGGCAATGCCATAAACCCTGTTCGGTATCAAAGTGTACTAACTGCCCTTTATCCCTATGCCCTTTAATGTTTCCCCCATATATGTTTTGACCGCTTAAATAAACTGAAGCTAGTAAGGATATAAAAAATGTCTTCTTAGTTTTAGGTGGTGCAGAAACACAACTGAAGTTCCCGTATGTTCCTAGGGGTATTGGTAAAAGTGAATCCCCTTTGGGGTGTTTAATAAGTTTCTCCCCAAATGACAAAGCAACTGGGGGATAATCTATTGCGTCTTTTGTATTTACATAACATTCCTCTTGAATGGTCTGCATTAACTTCTCGTGTTCTGTTCTTGTTTCTATCATCCTGCGAAGTTAAAAAAAAAGGGGTATGAATTATAAGCCCATACCCCTTTCTTAGTTATTAAAGTAAATTAAAATGGCAAATCTGCATCTTCTACCATTAATGTAGGTGCTTCAACCTTTTCTTCTCTTTCAGCTAATGTAATCTGACCTGTTGTTCCTTGTGCATCTTTAATCCAAACAACTTTACCGTTGCCTAAATAAACATTCAGTTTACCTGCGTCTTTTTCTTCCTTAGTTCTTGAATCTGTTATAGATACGTTGTTACCATAACGAGTTTCGTCATTGATAGAGATGGTAAAATTATACCATACCGCTCCATCCTTACCTGCTACGAATTTCTCCTTAGGTAATTTGGCTACGTTGATTGATGCATTGATGATTGCTCCCATAATTGATTGTATTTATTTAATTATTTTTTAAAACTATCTGACTCGTCTTCTCCAAAAACCCCTAACTCATAGAAGCCTGTTAACTTTAGTACTGCTCTTGACATTGCTCTTTTCTCTGCCATCTCGGCTACATACCAACTATTACAATTTCCATCCTTAAAGGTATCACCTTTTAAAGCAGAACCAAAGGTTTGTATTTCTTTTCCTTCTTTAGTTGCTATTGCCTTAAATACTGCGTAGTTCGGTTGACATTGAATTACTTCGTAGTCAATAGATATTTGCTCAACGGCTTGTATCTTATCTATTCCCATTCGGGTAATAATTACATAATGCTGATGCTTAAAAACATCATCTGCTGTTAAATCGTACTTCTTGTACAAGTTTACTAATTTGTTTCTGTCCATCCTATTGTTTCATTAAAGTGAATATTTGAAATGTCTTTATGTAATACCTCAACCTGTGCTTCTAAAAACTCTGTGTATTGTAGAAGGTCTGTAATCTGTTGTTCTTTCTCTAACTGGTCAACTCTTTTTGTTAAAGCCTCAATCCTGTAATTTAATACTAAGATTGTTTCGTCTTTCATTTCGTGTGTAAAGTAGTGTCCCATTATCGTATAGCCTCTATAAGTGATTTGACTTTATCTAACTTACGGTATATATCCATAAGGTCTATTCCGTCCCCATACTTGGTTGCTGCCTTTAGCTGTGCCTCTAGGGCTTTAGCTTGGTCTTTTAAATCATCTCGTTGTGTTCTCATTTGTTCTATCTTTTAAGATTACTATGGGGTAAATATAAACAATAAATTTAATAACTCTACTATTTATGCAAAAAAAAGAGGCGATTTAACATCAACCCCTTTTCCTAGTAATAAAAACAGAACACTCAAATGTAGTACATTATATGTTATCCACCAAATTTTGGTATTTATTTATCATCTCCACTAATTCAAAGTCTGCTATCTTAATTGTTTGCATTGCTGTTCTATATAGTTCAGTTGACGTTCCTTCTCCAAACCTTTTGTCTAGGTTCTTACCAAATATAAACTGCTCACCATATTTAAACACATTACACCCTGCACATTGTACCTGACAATTTACTTCATCCCATCTAGTTGAGTAATGTCTTCTAGATTGAAAGTGTCCATTTTGTAGTTTCTTCCAATGATCTCTTTTCCCACAAGTAAAACAAGTTGCTATTTCATTAACTGAATTTATCTGTCTGATATATTGGCTAAATATGGTATCTAGCTTTTTAACCAGTTTTGTTCTTGTCAGTTTTTTAGCCATTGTACAAAAGGGTGTTTCCTAGCCTTAAATCTATTTTTTTAATGACCTCATATATATAGTTGCTGTTTTCCTTTACAGACTCTCTTTCTTCTGTTGTTGAGTCTATACCTATATTTGTGTATTGTATAGCATCAATTTCTAAAAGTCTATCTGTTTTTTGTTTATCTGTTAAAACCTTACAGGCAAAGGTCTTATCAACTATTTTTTGTGAATACTCCATATTTTTTAGTTTTTAAGGAAAAAAAGTAATAACTTTGAATTTTTTAAATACTTCTAAAGTACTAAACTACTAATTATTAGTATATAAACTTATAAATGATTAGTAAATAAAACAATAAAATATTAGAAAAGTAATATTACTGGGAGTTTTACTATCTACGAACCGCACCCCTCACAATCAGGATTATCAATAGAACAAGCATTCTCATTGGCTTTGTTATTAGTCATCTCATTTACAAAATCGTCAAAGCTATCCGAGTAGCCGAAATCTGTGTCATTCATATTGTTTTGGTTTGTAGTTAAATCTTCATCCCAATATAGAAATATTTGGGAACTTTTTTGATAAGGCACTTACTTTCCTATGGCTTTGAATTTCTCAACACCTCTAGACCCAAAGTAAGCTACATAAACAGTAATTAGAAGTGATTTAAGTAAATCAATCCATTCACTACTTACCCCAAAGTCTATATTAAGGGAGTCAAGTATAATAAGGAAAACCATTGAGCCAGTTAAAAAAACTAAAGTAAGGGGCCTGGTGTTTTTAGAAAGCCAAGAATCTGACTTCATATCAGCATCCCATCTTTTACTTACTTCCTGCATTTCTACTATATCCATTTTAAGCAGTTCTAAGACCGTTTCTTTGTCTTTAGTAGGTAATACACTATCTTTTACAATAAGTTGCTTAATAAGGCTAAAAACACCCGCATCAGGTATTACATCACCTAGTATGTCAAGTATCTTAGGTGAAGCAGTCTTTAAGAACTGACCTGCTTTGGTATCTGCAAACTTTTTTTTTTGCATTACTTGTTCTTATTTAATAAATACCATTTTTGAACTGTATAACATATCGTTACAGTAAGTAATAAGATTTTTAATGCCACATCTATACTAGTCATAGCAATTCCGAAACTACCTGCATTAATTAAAAGTGTTTGATAATCGTGTTTCATTGTTCAAATTTTAGCAGTTTTCGCATTTAGACCAAGTAAAGTATTTACCCGCTCTTTTAGTAACTAGTACTTGTTTTCTGTTTTCCTTTTCATTTACATAAGAAACGTGTAGCCATTTAGGTTCGTTTCCGTATTCCCATATCAACTGATCAAAATCTAAGTTGTCTTTTATGTAATGAAACATCTCAAGATTAGTCTTACCACCTAAAGAAGTAATATCAAATGCCTGACCTTTTAAATGTGAAGAGCGTGGGGCTCCTTTTAAGGCACTATTTAATTCTAAAGACCTAAACATACTATTAACCCTTATAGGTTCCCCCACCCACTCCCTAAGTGGTTCAAACACCTTCTCAGCTAGTAACTCCATATTCTCGATATCCTCAGAACTTGGTTTGTTAGCTATTTTGTATTGAGTAGCATAATTGGAGTGAGTGGCTTCTTTGTAGCTTATGTGCTTACTTATCTTTTTCATCTTTAATTAATTCAAAAGAACCGTCTTCAAGATTTATATGGATTTTTCCATAAAGACCTTCAATAGCTTCTTTGGTTTTTAATTGCTCATTCATTAACTCTGCATACATATGCGCTAAAGTATGCTTTTGAGTTGCTAACAAGCCTAAGTCGTGAAGGATAGCTTCCTTTTTTTTCTCTTGGTCGTTTAACTCCTGTAATTCAATCTTTGTAATTTTAGACATAATATTAGTTTTTAATGAATGTCAAATATATTACATTTCTTCGGGTTGAGCAGGATTACAATACTCACTATCGGGAAATAATCCACAATAGGTAGAAGCATACTCATCACGTGAAGACCTGCTGCGGCTTCGTCTGTGAATGCGTATTTCCTTGTTAGCTTTGTCATAATGTTAAAGTAGGTTTGTTTTCTTATGTTAAACTTTCCGAGTTATCATATCACCTTCCTTTTGTAAAGGGAATTGATTTTTTTATACAGAATAGTTTTGTCATAATGTTAAATTGTAGTTAGTGCTGCGAGTTCGCTCTTAATTCTATCCACAGCACATTTATTAGAATTTATTCTCTTGATAATTAACTCCTGCAAACGAATGCACTCCTTCTGTATCAATCTCAACAGAATAAGACTTCCAACCATACGGATGGTCGTCTAATCCATACCAAGCCATATCGCAATGGTAGTCTGTACCCATAATTGAAGGTGTTAATTCTTCGCCATCTTCGTTAAAAGTTGGTGCTGTAACTTCTAATAAACCTATCTCTACTACTGCAAATTTAGAATTAGGTATTTTATCGCCTTCATCGTTTATAGTGTAAAGGTTTTCTACTTTACTATCAAATTGTTCCTTGTCGTTGAAAGCGTATTTTCCGATGTTTAATTTCATAATTAAGATGTTAAAGAAGTTAATTCTGCGTCTGTTAAAGCTGTTTTGAATACTTGTAATTGTTTTAATTTAGCAAATAAGTTGTCGTTACCGCCAAAACTATCAAACGTCAATCTATCTAAACCAACAGGAGCAGCACCTGTACCCTCCCCTATTAAAACACCGTTAACAAAAAAAGCTTGTCTACCTGCTATATAAGAATAAGCAGCTTTTGTATAATTCAATCCATCTTCTGTGCTTTCTATATTTATACCGGGCCTGCTTAACCCTGTAACTTGATTTACTGTATTGTAAATTATACTAACCCTATTACTTGATGTTCCATCTGAAAGAGTTATAAACCTATTTATTCCATCATCAGCCAAAGGAGCCATCTCAACAAACAAAGTTCCCTCTTCTGAATTTATTATACCACTCAATCCACTTTTACTAACTTCATCTGCTAACCTCGTTGTAGTACTTCCTTCTGTTGCAGGTAGCATTAGACTTGTTGGGTATGATAATGCTTCTACTTGCGCTCCGAATATGTACACTCCCGAGGTTCCATCGCCTGTGTAGGAAGATGAACCATCAGCATCACTCATCGATACATTCATATAAGTTGCATCTTCCCTTGATGCAGTACACCTATACCATCCATCACCCATACTCGTTATAGTAGCTGCAATACCCGCAACAGCTGCACCTATTACACCATTCTGAATATCATAGTATTGCCCTGATGTAAAACCTGCACTCTGTGGAATAATTTTAAACCATTGTCTACCTGCATATTTAACATAAAAAGACCAACTCGCACCACCTGTTATGCTTATGGGTGCGTATATTCCGTGGCCTCCCGTACTCGTATCTTCCACCAACTTAAAAGCACTTGTAGGATTGTCTACACTTGGGGCTGAAAAACCTTGTACTTCTTTTACTGATACGTTGTCTATGTAAAAAATAGTTGTTCCTGATCCATTTTGTAAGAACTTTACACCACAATTTCCTGTCGTTAACGCTTGGTCTGTTATTGTTACCTCTTGCCAAACCCCCGTTGTTGTTGTTGCTAATTTCGCAAAATTAATAACAGCAGGATTTGTTCTTGTCATATTTATTTGACCTGTACCACTGTTTGAAACAACATATATCCAAGCTCTAATCTCGTAATTCTTACCCGCAGTAAAAGCAAATACATCTGAGATTATTCCTTGACTTGCTACATTTTCGACATAAGTCGAGTAAGTACCACTATAAACCTTACCTGTACTTCCGTTACTTGCTGTATTTGCTTTTACCGCTACCGTTGGTGTTCCTTCATTACTCCAATTTGTTGGTAAAGAAACATCAACTGTTCCACCTGTTTCCATACCACCATTTAAAACATTTTCTGCTCCTAAAGTAGATGGGTCTCCTTCAATACTAGCACCACTCTTTGTCCAATAGCTATTCCCGAAAGAAATCGGATAGGTAATTAGATTTGTTGATTGTGGCTGTAATAATAAAGAAGGGCAAGTACTGTCTGAATAGTCTAATAAAGGCACATTTATACCCATAGCCTCGATTAACTTATCTTTGTTTATTCTGTTTGCTGTACTTGCTCGTACAACGTCTAAATCTCCGTCCCCGTTTGTTGGTAGAACGCTGTATAATGTTCCTGCTTTATACCCTGAAGGTATCATTGCTATACTTGGTATTGTTGCCATATTATTTATAAATTTGCTATTTCGTTAATATTTAATGCTAAACAGTAAGTGTTATCAATAACACCACCATCACTTACTACTCTGTCTACGTATATAAATTGGCTGTCAAATAACAAAGGGTTTATACTCGCCACATTTGCCATACAAGTATTTACTTCGTATGTACCACCATCTCCAATGACTCTTAATTTATAAGCCTCTATATTTGGTAAAGGTGGATTTTGTACTAAAGTACCTGCTGTATTATAAGCATCTCCCCACCACGTATTACTATATATTTCGTTTGCCATCCTTTGATTTTTTTATTTCTCTGTCTTCAATCTTTTTTAAAAACAGCCTTAATTTCTTAATGTTATCTTCTTTTACTTTATACATTATAAGACCCAGCCATTAAAAGTCGCATCGTAAGAAGGGTAAATATCATCGTTTGTATTACTTGTGTACTCAGGGAATAATGTTTGGTTAAAAGACATATAATCAATAAACCTTCTAGCGTACCACTCAGCGTTCGTTCTTGCCTTTTCTACTATATAGTCTACCTCGTCCTTAGAAACTGTGTCAGCGTTCTCTGAACGGTGCTTAAACATCCCTCCATTACGTATCTGATAACTCGCAAAGGGTATATAATCAACCTGAGTAAACCATATAAGCATAGAAACGATATAATCGTCTAGCAATGTTTTCCAACGTGCATTTTCAGGAAGGTCAATCCCTGCACTTAGAGCATTAGACAAACCATTGTATAGTTTCGTACCCATATAATTTTGTATATGAATCTCCTGTGCCAGTCTAATGAACTGCATAAATTTATCCGTATCGACATTACCATCGATTATAGAATTACGAACCAAGTCAGTTCTATCTATGAATATTACTGTTGCCATTGTTTATTTATTTTGGATATACCCCTCTTCCAGGTTGTCTATCTGTTGCTATTGCAGCTTTTTTAGAGCCTCTAGGGTTTCTTAAAGCATATGCCGGTATAGTTCTAGTCTTCTTATAGTTTTTAAGGTTCTTAGAAGCCTCTGTTTGGCTTTCTAGTCTATATAAAACCCTTACCCATTTATGCTGACAATAAACCCCACCTTTAAGTTCAAAGATATTATAAGGCATACTAGGCTTATGTCTAAACTCAACATTGACATCCTCAAAATAACTTGCTCTGTCAATATCTTCAATACGCCATACAGTTCCTGAAGTACTCATAGACATCATATTCTCGCAGAAATCTCTAGACTTGCCTGATTTACTTGTACCCCTAGCGTATTTGTATCTTATTTTATACAAACCATTCTTAGAATCTAAATCACTATACATAGACCCCTCAGCTTTTGAACTAACAAAGTCTTTTAAGCCTATAAGACCTTTAATCTTTGAGAGTGTTGTTTCTGCCTTTTCATTTATCAAATATGCAGCCCAATCTTCATTGCTGTATTCTGAGTCTTCATCTAATTCATCAACAACAACCCATTCATCACCCATTTCTACGCCTGTGGCAGCTAAAGAACCTAGTAAAACCTTAGCATTGTCAGTAGATAATTTTTCAGGGTGTGTCTTACAAGGCATATAATAAATAACGCCTTCAACTTCGTGTTCGTGATGCCCTTCGCAGCCTTGCTCTTTTGCTTTAGCTTCAGCCTGTTCAATTGTTTCGTAGGCTTCAGTTCCATCAATCATTTTAAGAGAAAACTTCTGCATCTCTACACCTGTTTCTTCTTCAATTGTTTCCTCATCCTGTACGTTGCCGTCTATCTCTGTAAATTCTAGAGGCTGTAAGGTCGTAAAGTATAGTTTTAAGGCGATATCATTGTATGCTAGTATACTATCAAAGGAATCTATTAAAAGTTCCTGAAAAGGTCTAATAACGGTGTTGTCCATTAACAAGGATGCTACCTTAATCTCGTCAGCATTACTTGAGAAACCTGTTGAGGTTCTAATACCTAATAAGAAAGGCGATACAATCCTATGTGCTACCTGTATTTTACTTGTAGCCTCTTCAGATAAAAACTGATACTGGTTATGTGCATCGCTTAACTGTACAGGGGTAATTTCTGCCTGACTATCTTTATTGTCATTAAAGGCTAATATGAATTTACCTGCGTTGCTTGTTCCTGAGAACTTCTGTGCAATCTTTGCTTCAATTAATTGTCTTTCCTCTTGGTTTGGAGTTCCGTTATTGAAGTTAATCAACATTGATGGAGCCAATCCATTAAGGATATTATTCAAGTGAAAGTTTGATACCTCTTCCTCAAGTTCAGCATACTGTAACCCACCCTGATAATCAACAGGGGAGTAATAATAAAAACCTGACTTGTAGGGCTTAATGTAATATATTTCTATGTTCTCGTTTGACATACCAAAAGCAGGTATTCTCAACGGGTCATCACTTCTTTTAATATTTGCCCAATCTTTAAAGTAATAATAAGCAGGAACATCTCCTTCGTCATTACATTTTGCTGCTCTTAAAGTTTCTATCGGCATATGAGCCAATTGAGCAATCTTTTTTCTATCCTTAGAATAGATTACCTGAACAGCACATTGACCCATTAACTTTAAGTCATAACATAGTTTTCTTACTACGTCTTTCTTAAATAAAGAAATCATTTGAGCATACTCATCAGGCTTAGAACTTGAGTCAGTAGCGTTTAACCCTTTCCCATAAATAGCTTGACTAATTCCATTGACAGCCGCGTTATTGGTTGGGCTGCCGTTGTATCTGTCTATTAAGTATTGGAAGTAATTATTGTCTGCTCCATACTCAATATAATCCTCGCCTTTTACCTCTTTGATTTCAGGGCTTGTATAGGTGCTTAAGTTTACAAAGCCAAACTCTGATACCTTAGAAGCCTTTTTAAATTGCCCTTTATCGTTTCTCAATTGTGTATTTTTCATCGTACTATGTAAGTGTTATCAAAACCATTATAGTTAACATATTGTCCCTCATTAAGGTTATAATGAGCATTTCCATTTAACTGGTTTACGTCTTGGTCTGTACAGAATATCCTGTCCTTGAAAATATCGTCTTTATAACTTGTTTCAGTATATAAATGTATATCATAAAAATGGTTTTCTACCAAGACAGGACTAAATGCTTGGCTAAACTGTAAGTAATTGCCCACCGTTGTAGCCGCAGAAATAGTATAAAGCACCTCAACATTTGTACTATCATCTCTTATAGACATTATAAAAGGTATATCGTTATACGCTCTTGGAATTACAGATAGTAATTGAGCAGTTGCGGAAGTGGTTAATATTATCATACTCTTATATAACGTAAAAAAAAACTTAATTTGTAGAATTGATTAAGCAAAAAAAAAGCCCCCAATTAAGGAGGCTTCATTTTCTAACTTAAAAAGCTGATTAAACAGCCGCTGGTGTTGGGTCAATTTGTGTTCCTTCAACAGCTACTGGAGCAGCTAAGAAATAAGGTGCTGACTCTTCCATTCCTTCAAATGTTAGAGTGAAACCACTTAAATCTCCTGCTGATGCCCCTGTAACGACTGTACCACCTGTACACTCCATACCGTTTTCAAAGCCACAAAGGAAATTGTTTCCGTAATAATCAACCACCACGATGTAAGGACGGGCTACTGCAAGGGTTTGCAATTCTGCCTGAGTCTTAGCATCTAAATAGGTTAATGTTAAAGACAAAGTCTGAGTATAGAAAGTAGTACCATTTTCTCTTGAAGATGTTACAGTTGTTTCTAGACTAGAATTGCCTTTTACATCATACTCATACCAATCAGGAGTACCTGTTACAGTAGCTTCTTTAGTAGTGCCATCAATGGTTACTGCCGTTAGGCCACCATAGTTTGCAAAGAGGACAGTTTTTATGCCACC